TTTAAAGACCTGGCTGAAGAAACATAAGGAATCATTACCAATGGAATGGTAACATCAACATCAAACTTATTAGTTCTCGCCACATCTTTGGTAAAACTTGATTTGAAATCGTTAATATTGCCAGCCATTCTAGTTCCTTATTTCTTCCATTGATTCTTGCCATACTTTAGCTGCCGATGCCTTTTTAAACTGCTGGAGAGGCAAGAATGCCGCAATGTCCCATTCATTGGACTGGATGGCAAGTATTTTGGACTGGATATGACCAGTCAAGTATCTTTTAAGACATGGTTTAAACGCTTTAAGGCTTTTGGACGCAATTAAAATATCGTAGGTGACTCTCAACCTTTGAATTTCTCCTGCATCGTCCATTTGTGCGAAATTCATTAGTTTACCTAAAAAGGCAATTCTATATTGAAACGGCAAATAATGTAAGTTCAAGCCTAAGAATCCGTCAGTATATCGATCCAATACCAATACCATTGGAAACCGGTCATAATAGTCCAGTTTCTCTTTAGTTTTAGGATCGTAGTAAAAACAATACATTCCACCTAATTTAAATCCGGTAGTTTGCCTGTACGATTCCCTACTAATGCCTTTAGGAATTGCGCCTGGATTTTTAATTTCGGCAATTCTATTGGCCAACCACTCTAAAGATTTCTTAGACATCATTTGAAGTTCGGATGGACGACTGTTTGCTAGTTTTGTAAGTTGAGATTCCATAAGAGTATTTAGTTAGAGTCCTAGGTGTTCTTCGGTGATAATTTTAAACTCCCAATTTCTATCTAAACAAAATTCTGTAGCGGCATTCCACTTTGCCTGGTTAACTCCATAAGTTACCACCTCATTAATGTATTGTTTGGTTACTCTTTTTTTAGGTTCCGGTGGAAGCGTTTGTTTTTTGGGTTTAATTTCTATTACAATCACTTTAATGTTATTGTTTGGTGCTTTTACTTTTACTATTATATCAGGAAAATAACGATGTATTTTATTATCAGCAGGACTAACATAATTTATGCAAAATTCTTCGCTACCCCAGCTTAATACATTTGGATTGTTATCTAACCAAGAAAAAACTTTGCACTCCCAAGAACTTCTGTAAATAATATTATTATAATCTCCTTGATATTTTTCTTTATTTTTGGGAATAAATTTTCCTTGATGATATTTGTTCATGGTTTTGTATAACCTTTATGTTTTTTTGCTAATCCTCTAGCAACACGACTCATCATAATTTCATTTAAATTGTTTTTTTTGGCAAATTCAGTCATATTTTTTATTGTTAAAATTTCGCCAGCTGGAGATTTTATTATATAAGTTTTACTATTATTTTTAGAAATTAACTTTTTTTGTTTTTCACTTATAGTTTTACCTTTTTTTGGACTAACATACCCGTTTTTGTATCGTAAATTTGCTTTTTCGCTTATTTTTTTCTTAGTTTCTTCCGACTGTTTTTTACCATACATTGGATTTAATTCACCAATTCTAGAGATTCCATACATACCATTCTTTTTTCCATAATTTGCTCTCGACATTCTATAATCATCGTCCTTTAATAAATTTAAAGTTTTTTCACTTAATATTTTTTTAGTTTCTTCTGTGTGCTTTTTACCGTAAAAAGCATTTAATTGTCCATCACAACCTGATGATCCGGTTAATTGAGTTACTTCAATAAAATCGGGGCCATCATCAATATCAAAGAATTCTTTTAATTTACGAACATCGAATTTTATTTTTTTATTTTCCATATGAATTATTTATACCATATTTTTTATAATTCATATGGATTCATCATAAATAGTAGTAGTATAATTAATTAAAGAGAAATTCAATGGCCATTATTTCTATTCCTTCTTCCATTGGTGGAGTATCTATACCCGGTGCCCTCATTAAAGGACCACTCGGCGCCTTATTTGGTAATAAGTACAATCCATCTTTTTTACAATATCCAAGAGATTTGAGTTCGTCTACCAAAGGCCATGTTGTACAATTTTCAATCAATGAGATAGAACCTATCAGTTATCAAGAAAATAATGATTATAACATTGTTGGTGCACAAAAAGGCACAGGTAATTGGGATATACTCAATACAGTATTTAATGCTGCAGCTAATGTACTTGATACAGTAAAAAGTGTTAATCTTGAACTAAAGCCAAAAAAGAAAAGAAAAATAGCTACTATTTCTTTATATATTCCAGATACCGTTAATTTTACTTATGCTTCCTCCTATGGTAAGTTAAGTTTATTAGATGTGGCAAATGAAGTTGCTGGAGGATTATCAAACAAAAAAAATCCCATACTATCAAAATTAAATGGTGTTGGTAAATTAGCTTCATTGGGTTTATCAGCAGCCGAATCAAAAACATCTAAGTTGTTGTTGGCATCACAAGGCCTTGCTATTAATCCACAAGAACAATTATTATTTGACGGTATTGATTTTAGAACCTATCAAATGGCTTTTACATTTACTCCTTATTCTAAAGAAGAAGCGGAAACAGTCAATAAAATTATTCAATTATTTAAATATCATGCTGCACCACAAATTACTACTTCCGGTGCCGGAATGTTCTTTGTTCCACCTTCAACATTTGATGTTGATTTTTTATTTAACGGTAAAAGAAATCAAAATGTAAATAAAGTTGCTGAAAGTGTAATTGAAAGTGTAGATGTTAATTATGCACCCAATGGATGGTCAGCACATGATGATGGCGCACCAATTCAAACTACATTAACACTCAACTTTAAAGAAATTGAACTCATAGACAAAACAAAAATTAAAGACGGATATTAAAAATGCAATACTTTGATTCTTTACCTAAAATGTTGTATACTGATGCTGGAGGAAACTCCAAAGTTATGACTAATATTATGGCTAGAGTTAGTATTATTCCACAGATATTAAATAATCCAGCCATTTATTATGAATATGATATACAAGAAGGTGATACACCGGAGATTATTGCTCACAAATACTATGGCGATTCATATCGTTATTGGTTGGTACTATTTGCAAATCAACTGATGGATCCACAATGGGATTGGCCATTATCAGGAAATGAATTGACTGCCTATCTTATTAAAAAGTATGGCGAAAGTTATAATACATATTCAGAAATTCATCATTATGAAAAAATATTAACACAATTTGATTATGGTACAAATACTACCACCACAAATAAAGTTACTGTAGATGAAGATACATATAACTCCATAGTACCAAAAACAAACATCTTTTCATTACCCACAGGTAATGTATCAATAGCTGTAAATAAATCTGCTGTATCTGTGTATGATTATGAATTAGATTTAAATGAACAAAAAAGAAGCATTAAAATATTAAATGCCGCTTATGTAAATCAAGTAGAAGAAGAATTTAAAAAATTAATGGTTAATTAATTATGGCTGATAATCAAGATTTAAATATTGAATCTCCTGGTGCTTATTATCCCCAAGACTTTTCGTTAAAGACACTAAACTTCTTAACGGCAAGTGGCCAACGTATTGAGATTAAAAAGTTGTTAGTCGAAATGTCTTATTTTGAGGACATCTATAGTTTTGTTACTTCTGGATATATTACATTAGTTGATGCTCAAGGCTTCATTGAATCAATGAGATTAACCGGTAACGAATTCATTGAGGTTAATTTTGGTAAAGTTAAAAATGGAAAAAACGAAAACGATCAATTGTTTAGGGTTTATAAATCTAGTGCCAGAAAACCTAGTGGTAATCAAAATAGTGAAGTTTATACATTATATTTTTGTTCTGAAGAATTATTGTTATCGGAACAAAATAAGTTAAGTAAATCATTTAAGGGTAATAAAATATCTAATATTGTTAATAATATTTTAACGGATAAATTAAAGATAAAATCTAGTAGAATTGATAAGGTAGAAGAAACTACTGGTTTATATGATTTAGTTATTCCTAATATGAAACCATTTGAAGCAATTAGTTGGGTATCAACATATGCCAGACCTGCAGCATATCCTGGTGCCGATATGTTATTCTTTGAAACTAAAAATGGATTTGCGTTTAGGTCTTTACAATCCATGTTTAAAGATCCTGTATACGCCACATACAAATATGAAGCCAAAAATATTGATGATAAAATACAAAGTTTTCAAGAAAAAACAATTACAGTATTAGACTATGAAGTTAGTAAACCATTTGATACTCTAAATGAAATAAGTTCTGGTACATTATCCAGTAGATTAATTTCTATTGACCCATTAACAAGAACATTTAAAAAAACAGATTTTGATTATGAAAAATTTAAAGCTCAGGCTAAAACACTTAACTCTAGTGGACCACAAGATACACTAAAAAATAGATTAGGCAAAAAAGAAAATGAATCTTACGAGGGTGTATTGAAAGTTGTTATAGGTAATTCCAACCAAAAACAAGTACCATACATTAAAGAAAAAGAAGCAGGTGTGGCACAAGATATTTTTATTGAAACTTATGTACCTAATAGAACTGCACAAATTTCATTGGCCAATTTTACTGTAGTCAAAGCAACAATTCCTGGTGATCCAGGTATTACTGCTGGCCGTACAATTAATTTTAATTTGATGACTTTAAAACCAGGAAAAGAAAGAGAGTTGGATAAATTTTACTCAGGTAAATATTTGGTAACGGCAGTAAGGCACATTATTCAATCTCAAGGTGTCTATCAAACTGTTTTGGAGATTGCCAAAGACAGTACACCAACAGCATACTCATCTATTAATAATAATAGCTCTGAATGGAAAGCAGCCGTAAATGAATAACTTTATAGGTAAAGATGGTTTCAATTGGTGGGTAGGTGTTGTAGAGAATCGTATGGATCCTTTACAGTTAGGCCGTTGTCAAGTTCGTATTTTTGGCCATCACACAGAAAATAAACAATTATTACCTACAGCTGATTTACCGTGGGCTCAAGCATCTTTACCAACAAATTCTTCACAAATATTTTCTGCACCAAAAGAAGGTGAATATGTAACTGGATTTTTTGCTGACGGAGAATCTTCACAGGCTCCTATTATGACTGGTGTATTACCTGGATTAAAACCTACTGTGGGTGGAGATTCAGGTTTTCAAGATCCAAGAACGCCAGCACAAATTGCTGCAGCACCTAAACCGCCAGCTGGTGTTGTATTAGAAACTGTTGGCCAACCAACTAATTCACCGTCAGCGAGAGGTGTGGTAAAAAATACATTACAAGGTATTGCAGCCAATAACAGAGTTCATAATTGTGATGTTTGTTCAAGTTTAAATAAAGATGTAGCTGCATTAAAATCTCAAGTAATGGGTATTGTAAAAGAAATTAGGTTGGCAGCAGAAGGATTGTTTGCTGCAGCAGAAGCCAATCCAATGGTAGAAGAAGCCAAACAAACAATTGCAGCACTTAAAGCAAAAGCAAAATTGATAAAAAAAGAAATACAACCTATTATTGATGAAATTAAAGCGTATCAACAATATATTAAAGATTTACAAGAATTAATTGCTTACATACAAACATTACCAGCAGAATTACAAAAAATATTTGCTTCTTGTTTGGCTGAAGCCACAGGTTCTTTAAAAGAAGCTTTATCTGTTTCGGCAGCACTAACTGACCAATCAGCAGTATTAGAAAAAGCAAAAGCAGAAATACAATCAGCAATAAATTTAAAAACAGATGTTGCTAGTGGAAACACAGCAGCTGTTACTCCTGAAATAAGTTAGGTAAATTATGGCAACAAATAGTTCATGGACAGAGCCGGTTGTAGTAGACCAGAATAATCCACCAAAATATCCATATAATCAGATACAACAATCTGAATCTGGTCATTCTATTGAATTGGATGATTCTCCATCAAAAGAAAGAGTTCGTTTTCAACACCGCTCAGGTACATTTACTGAAATGCAACCTAATGGCGATGAAGTACACAAAATTTATGGTGATGGATATGAAATTGTTTTAGGTGGTAAAAATGTTCAAATCAATGGCCAATGCAATATTACTATTGATGGAGCTTGTGTGGTTCATATCAAAGGCGATTCATTTATGCAAGTTGATGGTAATGTGACACAAAAAGTAAAGGGAGATGTCACACAGACCGTATCAGGTACTACAACAATCGCCGGTGATGGAGATATTGATATAGCTTCTTCTGGCGATATTAGTTTATCGGCACAATCGGTTAATATAGATGCTGATTTAAATGTTAATGGGGGTATTACATCAACACAAAGTATATCAGCAGTAGGTAATGTTGAAGCAGGTCTACAATGTTATGCTACATTAGGCATGGTAACACCAGGATACATAGGTGCTGGTTCTCCAGTTCCTTTAAATCCTATTCCTGGTTGGATATCAGGACTTATGGTTACAGATATAGTGAGAACAATTGCTATGGATAGAATAATGTATGATATACACTATCATCCAGTTTTAAGTAAAGATTTTGGTATAACCGGTTTTCCAACTCCAACATTATAATGGACATTATTAGATGAGTACAGTTTACGATAGATTAGCGTTTAATTTTGATTCGAACAAATTTGGTGCTGGAAATAACCTTACTGCTGGTCAAAAAATGGCTATGTCAAGCCAAAAAAATATTAAGCAGTGGCAAATAAATGATATGGCAAACAATACTGTATCTGGATATTTTAAAAATCCTCATACAGATAATTTAGTAACTTTAACCATATTAGCTAGCAATTTTGTATCTCGATCAAACACTAGTTTGATTTTATACACTTCTGCATCATTAGAAGCAAATACTTTAAATACCACTGCAAACACTTTATTATTAGAAATTCCTAATTTTAAAGATCATACTGATAGAATGTCTGGTGTATCTTCTTCAAGTAACAAATTAACTATTCCAGATTATGATATAGCAATGCAAGTTGGTAGACAAATATTAACAATCACCAATCAAACAGATAATATACAAAATAATTCACCTATTTTAGGTAATTTTACTAGTTTAGTGATTGGAAATGATATAGCAAATAGTATTGTAATTTTAACCAATAATTATGCAACATTAAATAGTAGTATAACATTAGTTAGTGGAAATTTGGTTTCAAGTATCTCCGGTTCAACTATGAACACTATTATAACAAATGT